TGTTTTCAAACTTTTTATAAGCGTCTAAGTAAAGCTCCTGCTTATCTCCATTTAATGTTAGCTCGTAATACATACCGTCTGTAAGTGTTGTACTAGCTAATGCTTTCCAATTTTGCAACGTTTTACAATACCATACTATATATACGTCAAAGTCTACCTTACTATCCGACTTGTCTAAGTGTTCCTCTGCGTACTTCTTAACCTCATTTTTACACAATGTTATAAATCTATTGTCTGTCATTTCCTTATCTCCTTTATGCTCCGCTACTATATCGTCTATAAATCTTTCTTTTTCTTCGTCTGTAAGCTCTGCTAGCTCTAATAAACAGTCTGATCAAATATATATTGTCTTTTTATTTTTAAGCGCAAACCCTACGCCATTTGGCAAGCCGTCCGCTCTGTTGCCGTAAGCAAATTCTTTACCGCATTTATTACATCTTGACATTATATTATTACCTCTCTACTTTCATATCGTTTAATATATCCATCATTTCGTGTAGTGCGTCGTTATAACCCTTTATATACATTTCGCGATCATAATTTAACGCTTTTATAAGTTCCTCTTTATCTACTTTTATTTCGTATTCTTGAATAGCATTATATATTCCGTTTTCATAATTAAGCTGTGCCTCTTTCATTAATACGTCTATAGGTGGTTTATAACTCATTTTTTTAATCCTCTCCCAAGTACTCGTGTCTATATTCCGCTGCGCTTATGTTGCGCTTGCACCTCATATATTCTAATCTTAACGGGCACTCGTAACAATGCACCTGCCCGTTATCGTCTCTAGTTCCGTAGTGTTTACATATTGCTTTTTCTTCGTTGTTTAGTTCCATTGTCTCCCGCCTTTTTTAGTGCTGCTATAGCTCTGTCTAATGCCGTATTAACTAGAATTGTTCTATCAAAGTTTAGCATATTAAATATATAGCAGTTTTCTTTTATAATCCTTATCGCTTCTTTATTTGTCATTTTTTAATAAACTCCCATTATTTTTTGTTTTTTTAGCGTTTTTCATAATTTTTACGCCACTCTATAGCTTTTTTAACCTCTTTGGGTGATAAATACCACCCCATTAGTAAAGTATACTTATTTTTTACTCTTTTCTTTTGCCTTTTCCACCAATTATAATTTCTCATTATTTCGCCTTTCTTTTACTAGCTCCCTTAAATACTCCGCGCTTATCTCTCCCGCGTCTGCCTGCTTATGATGATATACACATAAACATATTAAGTTATCGTCTTCTAATAGTCCGTTAGGATCGTCGCGCAGCTTCGTTATATGGTGAACTTCTAAATTATCGTAATTATAAACGCCCTGGGCTTTGCATACCTCGCAAAGCCCGTTAGCGTCTTCTTTAATCTGTTTAGCCTTTTTAGTCCACGCGTATTTACTTCTTAGCTTATCGTCGCCAGTTTTGCTATATATTCTGCCTGCGCTACATTTATAGCCCCTTGGGTGTATCTTTCCGCATTTACTGCAGCTTTTTAAGTCCATATTAACCCCTTTTCTATAAATTTGATCTAGCTTTTGCTTTTATTTTTATAAAAGGCTGCTTATATGGTTTTATAAGCTCTTTAACAAATTTATATTCGTTTTTTATATTTCCGTTTAATATTCTGCCTATTATCTCTGCTAAATCGCCTATTATTTCACCTATACGCCTTGCTAATTCATTAATAGCGTTGCGCAAGTCGTAAAAAGTCGCTTCGTCCATTTATTCTTTTATATCCTCTTTGTTTTCTGCTGTATACTTTTTAGCGCTTATACCAATTAGCGCCCCTAAAAAAGTATCTACAGCCGTAATAGTTGCCGCTACTGCCTCAGCGTATGGAAAGCCCCATATACCGCCAAGGGTTAAAACTAAAGTAGCTAACGCAGGTAATACGTATAAAGCTATATATTTAAGTGTATCGTATGTTTTATTATTCATTTTCATAAAAAAGCCCCCCTTATAACTTAATAACCTGCCCTACATAGATTAAATTAGGGTTAGTTATATTATTTTTTCTCGCTAAAGCGTCTACGGTTGTATTGTATCGCGCTGCAATCTCTCCCAAGGTGTCCCCCGCTTTAACTGTATATGTTTTAGCTACGTTTTCGTAGCTCTTGTTAATAATGTCCTGGATAGCGTCGTAATTATAGCCCGCTGCAGTAAGTCGCTTCTTTCTCTCGTCTCCGTTGCCCCACTTACCCGCTATAACCTCTTTTGCTATTTCCTCGTTAGACTTTTTAGCAGGTTTAGCAAGCTTTTTATTAACTATAGCCTGCACTTCGTTATAATTATAGCCCGCTGCTGTTAGTCTTCTTTCTCTGTCGTCTCCGTTGCCCCATTTACCCGCTATTACTTCGTCGGCTATTTCTTCGTTGCTCTTTTTAGTCGTCGGATCTGTTTTTGTTTCTTCCGCTGCAGCGTCCCAATCTGAAAGATCTACAACGCCATAAACGCCGTTAACAAGTCCGTTACTTGTGTACTGCCAAGCGTTCCAAGGTATAGACGGCTCGCTAGTGCTATACTGCGCAACCCATAAGAAGTAGTTATTAAGATCTTTATAATTAAGACGATCATAAAACCAACTGCACGAAGCGTATACGCCCGCTTTATATCCGCTCGCTTTAATTGTATCGCAAAAAGCTTTTATAATAGCTGTTCTCTGCGCTTTGCTAAGCTTTCCGCCGTCTGCTCTTCCGTTTCCGTTGTTCGCGTCTTCGCTGTCTATAAATATTGGGAAGTTTACCGCTGCTTTATTAAGTGCATTAATACAAAAATCCGCCTCTTCCTTTCCCTCAGCTTCGTTAATAGCCTGGGTAGTAAAATAAACGCTATACGGTATATTATGCCTTTTAACTGCGTCGAAGTTCTGTTTAAACTTATCGTCGAAGACTACGCGCCCGCTGCCGTAGCCTCTATAGCCAAGTCTTATTATAACCCCGTCGCAATTTCTTTTTACCGCGTCCCAATCTGTTATAGTCTGGAACTCGGATATATCAATAACTTTTAACACTTTTTAAGCTCCTTTCGCTTTTTATTTAAATATATCACACTTTTTAACGCTTTTTTCCTATTTTTTTTCTAAATTAAGCCCATTTCTATAGCTACTAAGTAAATAACTTTATTCATAGCGTTATAATAAGCCGCTTTACTTAATCCTTTTGCTATCTCTGCGCCGCTTTGGGTATACTGATCTATAAATATAATGTCTACTGCTTCGCGATCCTCTTTATTAAGTCGCTGCAATACTTTGTCTATCTGATCTAGCCTTATATTAGCAAGTATTAGCCCCCTGGTGTCACCCTTATAATTAGCTATAAGTTTTTTATTTGTGCTATAGTCCATAAGTTCTTTTTTTACGTACTGCCTTACGTGCCAAGGTATTTTATATTTGCTTTTCATTTTCTACCCCCTTATCTATAATATCGCCTTTCGCTACTGCATTTATTAAGTGTAAGCCAATAAACCCCATATCGTCGTCTTCATTTGCAAGCTTTAAACATTCGTTATAAACTCTATCGTCAATATCAATTAATATTTTCATATTTTACCCCCTTTATTCTACCTCTATTAATCCTATAGTATTAAACGGCATTTTTTCTCGTATTTCTATTTTTATGCCCCATAGCTCGCCATATTGTAAAGTATTTATATTATTGATCCTGCTAAATACTTCTACAATTCCGTTAAATACTTCTTGCGTCATAATCCATTTATAGCGCCTTTTGTCTATTAGCTTGCCGCTGCTTTCTAGTGCTCTGTGCTGTACTTCTGTTAAAAGTTTTCTAGCTCCTAATATTTTTTCCTCATACTCCATTTTTGCGCGCCTCTCTTTCCCGCTGCAGCAATTTAGCTGCTGTTATTCCGTTAATGAATGTTAAAGCGTCGTTATAGCCTTTTTTATACTGCTCTGTATCAGATAAACTTTTTACTCCTGCTTTATATCCTGCTCTATATCCTCTTTCGTAGCTTGATCCGTCCATATATTATCCCCCTTTCTCTCTATAATCTTAGTTAAAGGATTGTTAATATCGTCTTTCCAATACTCATTATTAATAATTATTAAATTATCTGTTACCGCCAGGCTTAAGCTATAGCCTTTAGGGTTGTACTCTTTGTATATGCTCCATAACTCCGCTACTTTTTCACTTATAGCCTGCTCTGCTTCTTCTCTTGTCATTTTTTTGTGCTCCTTTATATATATAATCCTAAAATACAGTAACCCTCTTTTAACCCATATTCGGGGCAATCTCTGAGGATATATGTAATTGGTAAGTTTTCAAGTTCTCTGCCCGTATATTTCCCGTTTTCGTATTCTTTTAGCGTTACTAAATCACACAATTTATAATTTCTATCGTCCTTGCGTAATTCAAAGGTTTTAAAGCCTTTTCGCACTTCTTCAAAATATTTAGGTGATATTTTTAATTCGTGTACTGTCATTTTTTAGCACCCTCTTCTACTATACTTACTTTAGCGCTTGGCGTTTCTTCTATTGCTCTTAAGATCCAACGCGGAAGCTCAAGCCCCATATTCCAAGTGTTAAGCTGCTTTTTTAGTTCCTTAACGCTTATATATCTGTCTAACATTTCCGTTGTATATTCTTTTTTCGTGCTAACTTCATTAATAGCATTTATGGCAATTTCTAAAGCTTCGTTTTTCAGCCTATCTGTCACGGCTGTAGCTTCCATACTTTTTAATATCTTTATTGCTTCAAAATATTTAATCATCAATTAACGCCACCTTTCTATATACTGTTTTCTTTCCCTGCGCTTTTGCGTGAGATATTGCGCTAAATATTGTATTCTTGCTTATCCCTAGCTGTTTAGCTAAAGCTCCGCAAGTATCGCCCATAGCTACTATAAACTCGTATTTATCGCGCGTTGTTTTGATCCATATATATTTTTGCATTACTCCGCCCCCCTATTCTACCCAATAATCAAAAGTATATATAGTCGTGTCAGTTTCATAATCAACAACTTTTTTTATGTTGTCCTCTTTAAGAAAATTTTCAAACTGGTTAACAATCTGACGCTTTGCTATGTCAAGTGCCGCTCTTTCCCCATAATGATATATATCTCGGTTGCTTATTCGGAAACTTGTGCGAAGATGCTTTAAGTTTGTTTCGTAAATCCTTAAAGGATTTACCGCGTTGTACTTTGAAAGCGCGATTGCACGCCCTAAAACTTTGTTTTCGTGTTTTAGAGCCTTTATTAAATTTATTTTTCTATCTTTCTTTTTATTCATTTTTCTTCCCCCTCTTCTAACATTAAAGGCATATTTGATATTAAAGCTTTAAGCTGCTGCGGTAACTGCGCGTCCTGCTTATCCCGCTGCTGCTGCTGCTCGTATATCATTCTAAAATTAGCCCTATCTACTTGTATTTCTTCCGACATACATATATTTTTAAAGCCTAAGCGCTTTACTACTCGCCTTGTAGTCTCGTCTAAGCTTTCTAAGGCTTCGGCTTCTCTGTATGATCCGTATTTACTTATCGCCCTTATAACTTCCTGCCAGGCGTCGCCCCAATCTTTAGCAGCTCCTAGCTTAATGCTCGTTGCCTGCTCTCTTATATCTGCTATACTTGGCGACCATTTGTTAGTCGCTACCCACTTATTAAGCGTAACCTCTGCCACCTTATAAGGTATATCGTTTAATTGCTTATACCAAAGCTCTAGCGCCTGCTCGTTTGGTAATATATTTTCTTTAGGGTAATACGTCCTTAACGCACTAGCAAAAAGTGCAAACTCTTTTTTATTCATTATTTCCCCTTTCTGCCCCGCTCTTGGCGGGGCTTGTTGTTATATCAGCTCTATTTCTCCAAGATCCCTTATTATCTTCTGTGCTTCTTTTACTGTCCTAGCCTCTGCTACTTTTCTCTCGTTCCGCCATTCCTTGTTATTAGTTGGAGCGTAGCAATACATTTTTACGTTACCGCTCTTTATTGCATATACTGTATATTTCATATTTAACACCCTCGCGCTTCGTGCGCCCTTTCTTTATCTTATGTACTCATTATAGAGCTTTAAGGGTATAAGTTATACAAATAAAACGACATTAATATTAAATTTTAGTCTTCACTTTCCGCCCAAGTGCTAGCAACGTCGTAAAAGTCGTTAAGCTCCTGCGCTTTTGTATTAGATTTATAAGTTGTAGCAGGTTTAGAAGAGCTATAGCCGTTTCTTTCCCAGGTTCTTATAGCTGCTTTCCAATCTTTCATTTTATTTTTTCCGACTAACCAACCGTTAGAAGTGTAATAGTCTATAAAGTGTTGAGCGTCTACACTATTACCCCTTTCGTTACAATAGGCTATAACGTCCTCTAGCGTGGGTGGAGTAAAGCGTTTAGCTTTACTCTTTGGCTCTTCTATCTCTCCTATACTATCCTTACCTAACCTATCCTTACCTAACCTAACCTTACCTAACCTATCCTGCGTATCCGAAATGTATACATTTTGTATACATTCGTTATTAAGTGTATAAGCTTTATTCTTTTTTACGTCTAATAAGCTTTTTTCTTCCGCGTAAACTGTAGGCTTATAGCGATCTGTCTGTATGTAATTATGTATTTTCCAATGTTTAATAACTACTACGCCGCTTTCAAATACGATTATAAAGCTTTTAGCAATAAGTAGCTTTAAGTCGTCGTCGCTTGCTCCTATCATTCTTTGTATACGCTTAGGATTGTTAATAAAGCCGTCGTCGTCTGCTCTCATTGATAAATGGAAGTAAAGCGCCTGCGTACTCATTGGCATATCTAAAAAAGCGTCGCTATCTATTATTGTTTTTGCAAACATTCTACGTTCTGCCATTACTCCACCCCCCTAATTATTTGCGCAGCTATAAATAGCTAAATAGATCATATTTGCAGTAAATATATAAATTGGTATATCGCTAGGACTATCTAAGCAACAAGCCATAAATATAGCGCTTATAACGTTTATTGGCGTTAAAATTCTTAATATAACATTTTTAACTTTCTTTTTCTTCATTGTCTCCCCTGCTTTCTGTTATTTCAACCTCTACGCCTATTTCTTCGCTAAAAATAGGATCTATAATTATTTTGTTAATGCAGTTAAGATTATCGTTGACAATAACCCCCGCTGCTACTAAACCGTCTATTAAGCCTTTTAGCCTAAAGTTGTCTAGATCCTTTCGTTTATTACTAAAATAAGGTCTTACCGTTAGCGTTACGGGATATTTGCCCGTATACTTCTGCTTAACTGTATATCTTATATAGTTCTTTTCTGCCTGCTTAATAGCGTTAGCGTGGTATCTATTGCCGCGCTC